CAATAGCGGCTCCAGACTGAAGTAGTGTATTCTTGCATGCTAGGGTATCCTTCTCCCCCACCGTAGTTAGGGTTGTCCCAGTGTTCCATAGCACCAGCACCACCATACCATGCAGCGGCTGCCATGCGGATAATAGTTTCAAGATCGTCACTCTGCTGAGCAGCCATCTCAATGTACTGGTTAAACTTAGCATTTGCGATGCGTTCTTGGTAACGCTCATCCCTAAGGAAAGAGTTCATGTTCTGTTTTTCAGGCATACCAAGTTCTTTAGCCCAGCTAGTACCAGGACCTCCAAATGCTTTGTTAGCTGCTGAGTTCAGGTTATACCACATAATTTGGTACTTACCCAAAGCAGGAAATTCAGGACCGTGAGCATCATCGTTGTACTCATCATATCTGTTACCAGACTCTTGAAGGCCAACAGCTCTCATAAGGTCACGGACATTAGGAATACCAGCCTCTCGGAAAACACGGCTAACAGTAGCAGGACTCTTGTCTTGAGCTAGCTGTCTCTTAAGATGAGGATACTTATCAAGCGTTTCTGCAAGTATTTCTGCTTGAGGATTGATCTCAACAGGCTTCATACCAGATTTGTCGCGTTGAGCGTTCAGCATCTCGATTGATGTTACGCCTTCTAATTGAGCTAGCTTGTCAATAAGAGGCGTCGGGACTCCTTTGGAAGTAAGCTCCAAATCGCTAGGAGTGGTAACCACCAAATTGTCAAGAAGACTTTTGCCATTGTTTCTGATTTTTTGAGCTTTGTCAACAGCAACAACTTGCCTTAAATAAGTGCTAGAAAGTCCTTTTGTAATGTTAGGGAAGGGTTCACCTGTTTCTGTGTAGAAGACAGAGTCTTCATCATACAAGTCACTTTCAGTGTTGTTGACACCTTTGATTTCTTTTACAAGGTTTTCAGCAGCAGTACGGATAGCTTCAGCATCGCTGATTGGTTCCCCGTTCTGTTCAGCCAGTCTAGAGATTTTACGTGCATCTTGCATCATTCGAGTAAGAGCACGCTCATTAGCAAGTATAGTAGCTGCTCCTGATAGTTCACCAGTAACAGTAAGTTTACCTGCTGTGCCAATAGCTTCTGTGACTAGCTTTGCACTTCTTTTAATTGTACTCTCTGCGTCAACACCAAACGGTACTTCCTCAACATCCCCATCGTCAATAGCATCCCTAAGTATATCAGGGTGTAGGTTCCTAACCTCACTAAGAGGAACAGGAAGTCCTCCGCTTTTTTGCAAAAGATCGGCAAGCTTTTCTTTAGAACGCTCTTCGCTTAGGAATTGATTATCAAGACCACTATCAAGCTTCCGACCTAAGTCTGGAAAATCTGGGTACTTGTTCTTGAACTCAGCTACTCTAGCAACACGAGCACCTTCAGACAAGCCAGGTAGCTCTCTAAGGATCTCCATAGCCTCTGCCTCAGCAGGAGCTTTACGTGCTTGGATCTCTCTGTTTGAACGAGTAATGTCTGCTTGGATAGCTTCTCCCAGCATCTTGTTAGGGTTAAACTCATCTTGATAAAGTTCAAACAAGTTCTTAGCACCGCCAGGATGTCCTTTGAGTTTAGCACCCTTTAGCTGTTCAATAACTCTCTCTGCAGTTGCTTCGCTTTGATTGTTGTTTTCAATAACTGTCTTGACAATAGTAGCAAGACGAGTACGTGCAGCTTTGCGTCCACCTTCTCTTGCACCAAGAGTTTCAAAGTGTTTGTAGGTAGATTCAAGAAAAGTGATTGCTTGCTTGCCAAGGTCAGGAGCACCAGGATCACCGTTAATAGCAGCAGCCAGTAGGTTTTCTTGAGCGTCAATAGCCGCAACAGCACGGTCACGGTTGACTACTTGAACCTGCTGAGTACGTGCTCGTGCAGACCCTTTTAAGACAGGATCAGTCAGGGTAGTGTTACGGACAGCTGGACTAAACCCCTTAGGGTTGTGGGAGTCAATATACTCTGTCTGCAGGTGACTGACAGCAAGGTCGTATTGTTCTAAGCTGCTTCGATCGTAATCTTTTAGAACAAACTCTGTGCCAGTACTGTCGATCAATACAGTCTCATTTGTTTGAAGCTCACTCTCACGATAAGAGTCCCAGCCATTAGCTGCTTCCCGCATAGCAGCAAAGTCCCAGCCCATCTGTTCATACTTGGACAGACTACGGACTCGGTTAGCTGCTTCAGTAGTGGGAGCTTTCTGAGCTTCTGCTTCAATCTTATCATGAAGAGCACGTTGTTGCTCAACCGCATTTGCTACCTGTTCCTGCTCTTGACGAACAGCTTCACGGTCAGTCGCATGCATCTCGATACCACGAGCTACTGCTTCTTTGCGGTCTTCTTTGATCATTTCTACAACATCTTCTTGTAGAAACTTGTTAATTGTTGAACTAAATTTAGAAAGAGCTTTTAGCTCATAGCGTTGATTAGAAGCCTCAAGGTCACTAACACGCTTCATTTCTTGGATTTCTTGAGAGGCTTGCCTCTCCATTCCTCGGATTCGTTCCTGACCGCGCTCTTCAATTTGAGCTGCCTCTTGGCGCATACGCTTTGAGGGATCAATGACGGTACGGTTACGGAATCCAATGGACTGCGAACTTCCTTGATAAGGCATAATTTAAGATCCTACTCCGAAGAGTTTATTGTCCTTTAATGTTACATGAGTATTGATACCTGTGCTAACTCCACCAACACCTGCGCTAATAAGATTACCAGCCAGTGCCAGGCCAGAAGGTCCAGAAGCCTTGATAGGCTTGACAGGCAAGAAAGATGCCTCAGGGGGAAGGGGAGCAGCAGGAAGACCATTCCAGGCTGCAGTGTTGGCAGAAGCTTGATCCAGCAGGATACCTTCTCTTTCGATACCAGCTGCAATGTTAGCATCGTACAGGCTTTGAGAGATTTCTGCTTGTTCCAAACCAAGCTGACGTTCTGTATCCATGACAGACAACAGGAACGACTGCCCAGCTTTACCTGAAGCTAGGACTTGTCCTTGTGCTCGGATTGCTTTACCAATGTTACGCTGGGCATTAAAGGCAGCAGCTGTGCCCTTCTGTCCAAGGTTTCGACTAGACGCAGCCAAGGCTCTGTTAGCTTCAGCTTGGTTAGCTGTGATCTTAGCGTAGTAAGCGTTCTTAGAAGCAGTCTCTGCCTTCAGTTCTGCTTGATAAGTCTGCTGTTTGACACGGTCACGTTGAGCTCCGATCTGCATCTCTCGCTGATATTGTTGCTGTGCAATAGCATTAGAGCGTGCAGTTGCGGCTTGCTGTTGCTGGTGCTGCCCAATAGCTGTTATACCACCACCTACAGCACTCAGTACACCGATTGTTGCACTTATTGGTTCACACATAGTTTAACAAATTGAATTAGGGGGACACCGTTGTGAACTTGATAATTGATGAATGTAAACTTAAGAAGCTTAAGCAGCTTGATATGACTCTCATTCCTCATGTCTGCGTGATTCCACAGGTATGGGTTATGGAGACTGTCAAGCCACCTTCTAGCTTCTCTTACGAATGTATGCGGATATTCTTCACTGGCTTTAGTACATAACATCCAGATA